TTAACATAGCTCAAGAATATAATGAAGCATTACTTGTTGTGGAAAATAACAATATTGGTTGGGCAGCAATCCAACAGATAATCGATAGAGATTATCAGAATTTATTCTACACATCAAAAGATTTAAAATGGGTTGATACTAAAAGACAAGTTACTAATAAGCACTATAGAGAGGAAAAACAAATGGTGCCAGGTTTTACAATGTCTATGAAGACAAGACCATTAGTTATAGCAAAATTAGAAGAATTTTTTAGAGAAAAGGCAGTGTATGTTCAATCTAATAGACTAATAGATGAATTGTTTGTATTTATATATAATGGTCAAAAAGCAGAAGCAATGAGAGGTTACAATGATGACTTAGTAATATCTTTTGCTATTGGATTATGGATAAGAGAAACAGCATTAAGGTTGAGAGCTGAAGGTATTGATTTAGCAAGAAAAACTCTTTCTAATATCAATGCACATCAGGGACTTTACGCTCCCGAAGAAAACAAAAACGACTCTTGGGTTTGGAATACTGGTGGAAAAAGACCAGAAGAATCCTTAGAGTGGTTAATTTAAAAGTGAGGTAAGTGATGGCTGATACATCATTATTTGGAAGACTGCAACGATTATTTTCTACAAACGTAATTGTAAGAAATGTCGGCGGTAAAAAACTAAAGATAGCTGATACTGAACAATATCAAAGTATATCTAAAAATCATTTAATAGATAGATATACAAAATTATATTCAGGATATGGTACTAGTGCAACTGCGGATTCAGTTCATAAGAAAGCATTAAGAATAGGGTTATTTAAAGATTACGAATCTATGGATAGTGATGGCATAATCTCATCGGCACTTGATATTTACGCTGACGAATCAACCATGAAATCAGAATATGGTTCAGTTTTAGAAATACAAACAGATGATAACAATGTTAAGCAAATATTACATAATCTATTCTATGACATATTAAATATAGAATTTAACTTGTGGCCTTGGGTTCGTAATATGTGTAAGTATGGTGATTTCTTTTTACATTTAGACATAGACGAAAAATATGGTATTAAAAACGTACAACCACTTTCAGCATATGACGTAGCAAGAGTAGAAGGATTAGATCCCGAAAATCCACATTATGTTAAGTTTGTCTTAGAACAAGGAACAAATGAGCATGGTGCATATAGTTCAACTAAACCTCATCAAGAAGAATTAGAGAATTTCCAAGTAGCTCACTTCAGATTACTTTCAGATTCTAATTTTATTCCTTATGGTAAATCAATGATTGAACAATCAAGAAAAGTGTGGAAACAATTATCTCTTATGGAAGATGCTATGATGATTCATAGAATTATGAGAGCACCAGAAAAGAGAGTATTTAAAGTTGATATTGGTAACATTCCACCTGCAGAAGTTGATAACTATATGCAGAAGATTTTAAATAAGATGAAGAAGACACCCATCATCGACCAAAATACAGGCGAATATAATCTAAAGTATAATATGCAAAACATAACTGAAGATTTCTTTATGCCAGTTAGAGGCGGTGATAGTGGTACAGGTATTGAATCACTTCCTGGTTTAACTTATGAAGCTATAGAAGATATTGAGTATCTAAAGAATAAAATGTTAGCAGCACTTCGTGTTCCTAAAGCATTTCTTGGATATGAAGAATCACTTGGTAGTAAAGCAACACTTGCAGCAGAAGATGTAAGATTTGCAAGAACTATTGAAAGAATACAAAGAATTACAGTAAGTGAACTAACTAAAATAGCTATTGTTCATTTATATGCACAAGGGTATACAGATTCAGATTTAGTTAACTTTGAATTGGAATTAACAAACCCATCTACAATTTATCAAACTGAAAAGGTTGAGTTGTGGAATAGCAAAACACAATTAGCAGCAAGTATGACTGAAAATGGTTTGGTTTCTACTGAATGGATTTATAAAAACGTTTTTAACTTTACAGATGATCAAATTAAAGAATTAGACAATCAGATTGTATTTGATCAAAAGCAGAAGTTTCGTAGAACTCAGATAGAGAGTGAAGGTAACGATCCTGCAAAGAGTGGTGAAGCACAAGGAACACCATCAGACAACCAAGCTGGTAGATCAGGACACGAGTTAGAAGATGAAGGTGGTTCTCCTCCAGGTGGTTGGGAAGGTGCTGGTCGTCCTAAAGAAGCAAGTAAATATGGAAAAGATGGTAGTGCAAGAGGTAGAGATCCTTTAGGTGCACACGATAAGAAAAAACAGTATAGTTCGGGCTTAGCACTTGCTCATTTTGATGGCTTAAAGCACAATATGGAGAAGTTTAATAAGAAAGACTACGATTTAATAACCGAATCTGAAAAGATTGAAAATGAATATAAAGAAGAACTTAAAGACGCAAAAATAAAGTAATTTCTTTATATTTTTATATTTATATATGACATCATAAAAATGGAGCTTTTTAATGTTGAATAAAAAGATGAAACATAACAAGATTAAGAATACGGGTATTCTTTTTGAATTATTAACAAGACAAATAACAGCAGACTTGATGGAGTCAGACACATCTAAGGCTGTAAACTTAGTTAAGAAATATTTCAAAAATGGTACTGAAATTGGTAAAGAATATCAATTGTATAAAATCCTTACAGAAACCAAATACAATACTGAATCTCGTGCCGAAACGTTAGTTGATGCTGTTTTAGATAGCAGAAATAAATTAAATAGCACATCTATTAGAAGAGAAAAATATAATCTTATTAAAGAAGTAAGAGAAAGTTATAAAGAAAAAGATTTTTTTAATACAAAAATAAATAATTACAAAGTTTTAGCTTCAATATATAATCTATTCCAACATAAAGAAGAAATAGCTCCAGATGAATATGTTGCAACAAAATTTACTATTATAGAAGGTATTACATCTACAACAAAAGCTCATAAGACCAATAAAACATATGAATATCTCAAAAAGCAAGAAAAAGATTTGAGAATATTGGCATATTCTACATTAGTAGAAAAATTTAATAAAAAATACTCTAATTTAACAGAAAAGCAAAAGAAATTGATTAGAGAATATATTAATAACATTTCTAATACAAATAAGTTAAGAGAGTATGTTAATAGTGAAGTTGAAGAAGTAAAAGATACTTTGAAATCTCAACTTAAAAAAGTAGATGATAAAGTTACACAAATTAAGTTAACAGAGGTTATGAACCAAATTGATGGTTTGAAAAAAGGCAATGTAGTTTCTGATAAGCAGGTTGTTTCAATGATGAGGTATTATGAACTTATTGAGGAGATAGATAATGTCGCAAACTAAATTTGATGAACTTAAAGAAACACTTAAAACACTTATCCAACGGGATTTAGAAGAAGCATCTGTAACAGGTGCTATTGATGGTGGTGAAGGTCCTCCAAAGACTCCATTTGCTTTTAATGGCAAACGTAAAAAAGATAAAAAGAAAAAAGAAAGTATAGCAAACCAAAGTGGTTATAATATCGCAGAGGCTAAATTTCACGTAAGAGTAGAAGAGTTAGGTAGTATTTTAGTTGATGCTGGCTCTAAGGGTGAAGCTAAAATGAAAGTTGCTAAAAAATTAAAAAATCGTAAAGATATTGTAAGTGTTAATAGAGTTGGTGTATCGCAAGCAAAACAAGTTGATAAAAAAATTGAGAATGTAACTGAAGGCAAATACCACGATTTCAGAAATGACGAATCAATGACAGCAAAACAAAAAATTGGTCGTTCTATGATGGAAGTTCGTGATACGTTAAAAACTCTTGAGAGTATAGTTGGTATGAATATAAGGTTGAAAACTGAAATAGGAGTTGATTCTACATCCTATTGGAAACGTACTCATGGAGCTATGAAAAAGATAAGTGAAAGGTTAGTTAAGTTAGCTAATAAAGTCGGTCAGTTACATTAGGGTTTCCTGTGAAACTGAATCAAAAACCAAAGTGGGAGCACTTTAAATTTCAACTTATATATAAGTTGTTAGATATTATAAAACTAACCAAAAAATTTTGTGAAGAATCCCTAAAAAATGGGGATAGAAATAGTTTTAACAAGATGGAAGCTCTTGGTAAGGTTGATAAACTTATTCAAGACTTAGAAGAAATTAGAACTGAGATAATTAAAGTAAGAAGTTAGGAAACATAATGAGACAACTCATAGTAGATTATTTACCATTTGATATTAGACCAGAAAAGATTAACGAATCCATGAGAGAAAATGATGGGAAGTTGATGGTAAGTGGTATATTGCAGAGAGCAAATGCTGAAAATCAAAATGGTAGAGTATATCCAAAAGAAATTTTAGTAAGAGAAGCAAAAAAATATCATCAAACCTTTATATCAGAACGTAGAGCTTTGGGAGAACTTGACCATCCAGAGAGTTCAGTAGTTAACTTATCTAATGTATCTCATAATATTAGAGAAATGAAGTGGGAAAATGATGATTTAATTGGAACAGTAGAAGTTTTACCAACACCAGCAGGAAATATATTAAAAGAATTATTTAAATCAGGTATCAAGTTAGGTATCTCTTCAAGAGGTATGGGTT